TCCAGATTCAGTAACAGCTCCGGTAGTTGCATTAGAGGAAAATGTGCCGAGTGAATGGTATGGTATAGCTGACTCAGCGATATCCCCGAAACCTGAAATCACTGCGCTGGCTGCATTCTGAAATGTTTCTTTTAGTCCCATTTATCTCAACTCCAAAATCCTACTACGTCGAATGTTTTTTTATAAACTTTAGCTCTTACTTTTTTTTCTTTTTGCGTACCAAATTAGGTATTTTATTTTTTACCTCTTCGTACAGCCTTTTTCGTGGTACTACGAGTTATTTTAGCAATAGTCCTCATAGCAACGGCTTCCTTCTTTGCGGTTTCTGCCATCGTCTTTGCTACTTTTACTGCTGCAGTAAGTCTGATTGGGGTAGTTTTAATCACAGTTGCTTCTGCTAATGTCCTTGCATCACTCTCAGCCTGCCATATTTTATCTTGTGCAGTCATTTTTGATTGTACCATTATTGTTCCTCCATAATTACTAACGTAACTTCAAAATCCTATTTATATTCTACAACATAGTTTCCATAAAAGTCAAGTAAAATCTACCAACAGAATTTATTTCCTAACTAAAACTCGATTTATTGAGCTGGAACGAGTTCCGTATGGCCGTAATAGGTCAAATATAAAATTAGGCATAACTGGCCTACGATCATATTTATCAACCACCATTTCAAGACTACCTGCTTTCAGACTCTTAAATCCGAAGTTAGTTGGGTCTGCTACCCTATCCGATTGGGAGAGGAAGTAGGAAAAGTAGGAGGTTCCGAGCTGGATTTTAGTGGGAATATCAGTAGAGGTTACATCATAACCATCACTATCCACCACGTAAGCTCTAGGCCATCTTAGAGCTTGTGTCGAATTTCCGCGAGTTCCGATCCAGTCAATGGAACTATCCAAGATAGCTGTTGCAAAAATAATACAACTAGTTTTGCTCACAGTTGATAGTGAACTCCACGTACTAAAACGATTTATATCCATCTCAAGCATTAGCGAACAGGTTGCCAATGATACGTAGGCATTTGAGGTTGCCAACCCAGGACTATTTATAATAGTTAAAGCCATTTTAACATACCTCTTTTTCTTGACAATCTATTTCTTTTAGAAAATCAGATACTATATTTTCTATGCTATTAAATTCAGTGTATGGAATTCGTAATAGAGGAATATTATTTTCTTCACAATATATATTTTTTATTTCATCGTGTTTCTTTACAGATTGAAATCTTTCTATGCCACCAAAAAAATCAACTGGTTCAAAATGTTGTCTTCCATCATACTCTATTAAACCGGATATAGAATTTTTATTTTTAATCGCAAAGTCAATATTCTAAAAAGCGAAGTAAGTGCCTGAAAAGAAAGCTTGCTCGTTTGCATGAAAAAGTTAGTAACCAACGTAAAGATTTTCAACATAAACTTAGCAGGAAAATAGTTAACGAGTTTGGGTGTATTTATGTTGAAAAACTTCAACCTAAACAAATGGTCAAGAACAATTTTAAGGTTCTGAACCGGCATATAAATGACGCAGCATGGACTCAGTTCTTTAATCTTCTCCCGTACAAAGCTGAAAACGCTGGTCGAGCGTTGATTAAGGTTAATCCCAAAAACACTACACAGACTTGTTCTGCTTGTGGTAAAATCGTTAAAAAGGATTTGAGTGTTCGTATTCACGATTGTCCTTTCTATGGTCTTGTTTTAGACCGTGATCTAAATGCTGCTTTAAATATCTTCAGGCTGGGGCACAGCCTTGTCTTTAAGACAGAAGCCGTCTGCTTTAGCTGACGGAGTAGTCACTTTAATTTCCTACTGTGAATTATTTGCAGAAGATATCCTTTTAATCTCTATTAGTATCTGTTTTAGATCACTTTCCAAATCCTGTTTCATTTCAATGATAGATTCTTTAAAGAAAGCATCTGTGAGTTTTAATTCTGAGATAGCAGTCTTATTGATATGGACATCCTGTTTACTAGCATAACCACCCTGATTAGACCACATTACAATGGCTACAGCAGCAAGAGGAAGTCCTATAGCTATGGAAAAGCGCCACACCCATGTTTTAGGTATCATGTCTTTTAATTTCTCCTTGATGTCAGCAATCATTTCTTTAAGAGCAGTAAACTCTACCCATGTTGGGCGTTTATCAAGATCTCTCATCATATTTTCATGGCATTTAGGACTATCGCAGTCTGGTGACATTTCACTTTCTTATAATTCTATTAGAAATTGATTTGTTTTTACTATCAACTATTTCCTTTACCTCTTCGACAATTTCTTCTTTTACAATAGGAGCAGGTTTAAAAACTTCAACTTTCTCAATTTTAACAATAGGTTTTTTCTCTACTACAGAATTCGGATCAACTGGTTTTGCAAAAGTATAAAAACCACCCGCCACTGATTCCTTTGCATCAATTACATGGGCAAAGTCAACAGGTACTCCATTATCTATTCTATAAACAGTTGTTGCCATTATATATCTCCTTACAAATTAACAACCTTTTTTAACGGTTGGTTATGGTCAATATCCCAATCATCTTTTGTTAGTCCAAACTTGCCAAATATTGTATTTACATCAGATGTTATTCCAAATTTAAATTCTGTCTCGGTTTTTTCTAAAGTTTCTTTTAGCTTATCTAAAAGAATACATCCTTCTTGAAATGTGGCCATTGTCAAATGAAATAAACAATAAGCAAGGGATTCTGGTGAATTAGAATAAACAAATTTATTTCCACCAGCTATGGGATTCTTCTGGTACTCACTATATGTTTTAATGAATCCACGAGCACCTTTAGAAAGTAGGTTTACATCAGCTGTCCAAACACCAAATTCTGTTAAAGCCATTAAAAGATCAAGATCTTCCGGATATGCTGTTAGTCCTTCCAACAACCAATCTTTTGCTTTTTGTTTATCACCTATTTTTCTGTAAATATGAAATACTGTACAATAAATTGATCCATTATATTTCTGCCCGGTTTTTGCAGATACTTTTTTATATTTCTCTGAATACTCAGCAGCTTTTTCATAATCACCATAAGCCGTGTAACTTTGAATTAAATAAAAATAGGCTGCAATGTCGTCGGGATTTTGTTGGATTCTTTTTAAGAGTAAAGATTCAGTTCTTTCTCTTTTTTTGGCTTGCATTTCTGGACTAAGATCATATCCATAATGTTGAATGTAGATACCAGGAAAAAATACTGCTTCAGCTTTCCCATTTATAATTTTAGGTGCGTTGTGAATTATTCCATCATATTTTACTGAACCTCGTCTAAATAATCTGACAGAGGGAAAGTACATAACTTTTTTATTTTGTTGAATGTCATTTAGCCAAACTGCTGCTGACATACAATCTAAAGGTATGTCAGCAAGCCATTTTTTAAGTTGTGATGCAGATGAATTTTCTTTGAAAAACAGTTCCTCATCTGCATCTATTATAAATACCCAATCTCCAGATGCGTATCCCATTGATAGATTTCTATACTTTGAGAAATCATCAATTATTGGACCATCAAAGGGATGATCAAATACTTTTGCACCAAAAGATTTAGCTATGGATACTGTATCATCAGTAGATCCAGTATCCACAACAATTAACTCATTAAAATCTTTTAATGATGGTAAACAACGTTTAAGATTACTCTCTTCGTCCTTTACCATCATACAGATGGATATTGTGACAGGCTTTTGCCCCGTATTTCCCATCACGTTCTCCTACCCAGCCAACTTAGACAGGTATACCTCATACTGCATCCCAGTACCACAAGTACCCCCAGCGGTGAGATAATGTCGAAGATACCGATATACAGTCCCATCAAGATCATTGGAAAAAGGAAGGATATATTTACCTGTGGTTAGATCAGACCCACCTGAAATTTGGGTTGAATCACCAATCTCAAGGATCTGAAGGTCATTGATTGTACTAAAGGCCGCATTCTTACTTCCCTGCAACCTAAGAGTAAACTTAGTGGATGCAAGAATATTAGGAGTACCATATACATGGGCTACCATATCACCACTGGTCCGACCACCACCAGTATCGTAATATTTATCGGTACCAACTGGATCTTCTCCTATCATAGTGGAGGCAACAGTGCCTTTTGCTTTTAATATCAAGAGGTCGTCAACAATCCTACCTCTTGCACTCTTTAAAAATTCCAAATAAGCCATTTTACGTACCTCGCTATATAAAAGGTTAGTATTTTATTCTTTAGTCGGATTAAACTGCCACAGCCGCATCTGCAATGTTACGCAGACGAGCAACTGCACGAGCACGAAGAATGGCCATAGACACATACCATTCAACCCTGGTACGGAACACAGGTTTGGTATCAAGCTCACCCATATCCCTTACATCCATTGAACCATTCTGTAATCCAACAACACCATTTGTAGCAAAAGACAGGCAATAGATAGAAGTACACACTGAACTACCTGAAGCAGCAGCCTCGGTGAAAGGCATAATATCATCATAGTTATTGTCTTTATCAGCAATAAGAATGGGAATATCATTGTACGCTGTCACCCTTCTACCAAATGAATCTAATGTAAAGGTGATATACCCACCAACTGAAGTCAACCTTGCAGCACCACTTAGCCTACGCCGCATAGTTTTATTCATAAGCAGCTGAGTAGGATCTTCTACTGCATCAATCAACTCATCCAATTTTGCAAGAGACAATGCACCACCGCCACTCTCAGTGGAATTAGCAACCAACTGATTACCAATACAACGCACCTGCAGACCATCAAACTCTTTGGGAGTTGCTTCAGAATCTCCCTTGATCATGGTTTTAGTAAGTGCAAGGCTAAGAGATTTAATCTGCATAGACTCCTGTGCAGACCTCTGATTCCCGCCACCGGTTTTCATGAGGAATACATCTACATCAACATCCCCACCAGCGATGGTCAAAGACTCCTGGACACGATCCACAGTTCCAGTGCTTTCAGAATAGGGTTCATTTACTGCTCTGAAACCCGCTGAAGGCAGTTTTATTTCCCTATTAAACATAGCTGAGTTTCCGGGAATATCCTGAAATGGAATATACTGCATTAGATCAGATGCCCTTGCATACAATTCCATTACGGTGCCCTGGAGAACAGTCTCATCTCTTCCCAGTGCCAATTTTGAACTTTCTACTAAAGTTAAAGCCATTTTACGATACCTCCAAAAAATATTAAAGTTTATTTTTTACTACAATTGAGACGCTAACTTCCATGGCTACCGTATTTTTTCCAAAACTTGTTAGCCTATCTACCAATCCTTCTTATTCGTTCCAAACGTTCTTCTGGATTTAAACTTTGCAGCTCTGCCAACTTTTGTCGTTTTGTTACATCCGGCTGGACATTTCCACCAGCGCCAGATCCACCGGCACTAGTTTTAAGTATTGTGTCCTTATAAGGCCACTCATTAATTAATGCTTCAATGGCCTCTTCAGGAGAAGCAGGATCTCCGGGTTTAGACATACTAAAAATTCTGTCCCCTTTGCTATTTACAGCAAATACCTGCAAATCACCATTTTCTTCCTCAATCTTGAAATTATTGCCAAAAGTGTTATACACCATTGTAGGATGCACTACTGTATGATTTTTAATAAATTCACTCTGATCAAAGGCACCTTTTACCATTAGCCTACGAATTGCAATATCTTTTTGGGATATCACACCATTTCGATCAGTAAGTTGCTGGTCATAAGATTTTTGAACGTCTCTCATTTTTGATTCAAATGCCTTATTAGCTTCTTCTTTGATCTTAGTGACTTCCACACTACGATCTTTATCTAACTGTCCCATATTAACAACTATTTCAAGTGCTTTCCGTGCTTCTTCTGGATCTATTCCATCATAAGTAGCCAATTTAGCGCGTATCTCATCAGGATTTAGTCCACTAAAAGCCTCTAATTGTTTCTTGTACTCATCCCGCTTCTCTCTATACTGTTTAGCTTCTGCTTGAAGAGATGGGATTTTAGAATACAAATGAAGTGCGTCCAAAGGAAATGCTTTCTCATCTTCGTTCTCATCATCAAAAACAATCGGGTGTCCACTTTCGTCTACTTGAATGCCCTCGCCACTTTCCAATAGCTTATACTGTAATGCCATTTTTACTACTCCTCGCTTTTCCAAGCTTTTTCAAGGTTAAATTTTACACAAATATTCCCATTTGTTGTGATATGCCATTAGAATTGCTACTAAAACCTCCTGCCCAAAAATAATAGTTGACAAGTGCTATATAACCATGTTATGATATTCCATAACATATAAGCATACTTTTATGGAAATGTCAAGAACTATTTTTGGGTAGTTAATGAAAATTAGTAGAAAGTTAATCCAACTAATTGATGTAATTAAGTAAAAAAAATTTAACCCGAATAAAATATATATGGAGTAAAGTAAGATGCCAACTATGCCAAAAGAATTAAAAGGGTTAATTCCTCCAAGTAAAATATACACAAAAAAGAATAGACCAAAACTTACAGAATCATCAAGAAGAAAATTTAAAAAAGAATTTTTGGTAGAGTACAGAAAGGAAGGAGTGACTTTAAGCGCAGCATCAAAAAAAATAGGATTTTCAAGGCAGGTTTTATATAAGTGGACTAACACTGACCCAGCGTTTGCGATTGAGTTTGAAGAACTTAGATTTATCAAAACTAATAAATCTAAAAAAGAGTTTGATGAAAAACATAAGAATGATGAAGAGTATAAGAGGAAGTTTTTAGAACTATACTCAGATGATTCGTACAGTGTTGCTTCTGCTTTGGAAGAAATTTCTTCTGAGATAGATAGTAAAGATTTTGGATATTGGATGAAAGTAGATTTTGAATTTAAGAAGCAATATAAAATGTTACAACAAAAAACAAGACCAACAATAGCAAAAAGAACAGAATTAAATTCTGCTATTGTATCTGCTGGAGTACAAGATCAGCAGAATAAATTTCTTCAAGCATTTACTGAGAATAGATTCAATGTGACAAGTGCGTGTAAAGTAGTTGGAATTAAAAGAAGCACAGTCAATGGATGGTGCAATGCCAACCCTGATTTTAGAGCAGCTTTGGAAGCAGCACAAGATGAGAAAGAAGATTGGGCTGAGGATAAATTACTTCAATTAGTTGACCAAGGCAATATGCCAGCTACTATTTTCTTAGCTAAAATACTTCTACAACAACGAAATCTTGGTAGACGCCATGCTTATATTGAACAACCACAGAAGATTGAAGGTTATGTGAAACATGTACATAGTTTTGATCAGGATCAAATTGATGCTGCAGTTCGGGGAAATCAAATGGATAGAATAAAATATAATAAAATTTTGGGATTAGATGATCCAACCACAATTGATGCTGAATGTATAGAGGTAGATTAGTATGGTGGATAGAAAAGAGTTAACACCAGAACAATTAGCAAGCTCAAGTTTATTAAGTTATGTTGGATTACAATATCCTAAATATGTTGCTGAACCTATGCATCAATTAATTGCTACTGCATTGGAAGCAGTTGAAGCGGGTAAGATAAAGAGATTACTCATAAATACGGCTCCGCAGCACGGAAAAACCCTTTTGGCATCTGAATTTTTTCCAGCCTGGATATTAGGCAGACATCCTGATTGGAAAGTAATAGCAGCAACATTTAATCAAACTAGAGCTAATGAAGTTGGAGGTATTGTTAGAAATACACTTACTACGGCAGTTCATCGAGCAGTATTTCCTGATTGCACCATCTCACAAGATACGAAATCAACCCATCATGTAGCAACAAATAATAGAGGCCATTACTATAGTACTGGTATAGGAGGAACAATTACTGGACGTGGTGCAAATTGTCTTTCTCCAGAAACAAAAATCGAAGCTATTTGTGATGGTGCTAAAAAAGTTCTTGACATTGAAACCCTCTTCCTGTTACAATACCACAAACAAATACAAGTGTTGTCATTTGATCATAACTTAAACAAACTTGTATATAAAAACGTGGTTACAGCAAGGAAGGAGTTTACTGATGAATTGTACGAAATCACAACAAATTCAGGGAATAACATTAGAGCAACTGGAAATCATAGGTTCTTCATATTTGGACAAGGATACATCAAAGCGGAGAATTTACGGGCAGGGGATAAAATTAAAAGATATACAATCAAGAAACAACAAAACATGTATACGTTGTGGAGAAAAAAAGAATGGCCGTGGTTTATATTGCAAAAAATGTTATACAGAACTTCGAAAAGCAGAAGTAGAAACAACTTGTGCTTGTTGTGGAAAGAAAATAATAAAAAAAGCATACAATATCAGAAAAGTAATAAAAAAAGGACACACATATCTTTATTGTTCTCTGGAATGTTCTCAAATACATTGCTCCATAAAAAATCGGAGAAAATGCATTCGTTGTGGGAAACCAACAGAAAGAAAAACACGGAAGTATTGTTCGGACAAATGCAGAAAGGAAGCAAGAATAACAAAACTTCTTACAATAGAATGTCCAGAATGTGGGTGCCAATTTCAACAGAAAACGAGTCGGCAACAGTTTTGTGGAAGGGATTGCGCCAATGCAGCCCACTCAAAACGTATGATTGGATCTGGGAATTCTCATTACAAAGATGGGACAAGTTATGCAACACTATTCAGGGAAATGAGGCCTTTTATTCTGAAACGAGACAAAGCGGAATGCTCAGTATGCGAAACACCGATGGAATTAAAAGAAGTAAAAAGATCCGATTGGGAAAATCTACAGATCAGAAGTATGCTTTTAGTTCATCATATAGACGAAGATCCAACAAACAATTTTCCAGAAAATCTAATATCTCTATGCACAACATGTCATGCAATACACCACAAATCGAATCAGACACCATTTCCTCAATTAAAAGAATTAGCGTTGGAAAGATGCCTGTCTATGACATCCAAGTGGAAGGAACGAACAACTTCTTTGCTAATGAAATACTCGTCCACAACTGTTTCATAGTTGATGATCCAATCAAAGACAGAGAAGATGCTGAATCTAAACTGGTAAGAGAAAAAATAAAAGAATGGTACAGAGCTGTTGCCTATACAAGATTACGTCCAGACAATAGAATTATAATCATTCAGACTAGATGGCATTGTTTTCATGAGGATACATTAATATTAACAGAAAACGAATGGAAAAAAGCTAAAGATATTGAACGAGATGATTTGTTAATAACCGGATATGGAAAAGAAGTTATTAAAAAAATGGAAAATCGTTTATATTCTGGAGATATGTATAAATTTACAATCTACGGAACTCCAAAGCCATTAATTGTTACTGGAAATCATAAAGTGCTAACAGCAGATGGATGGAAATATGCCGAACAACTTACAAAAGATGATTGGTTAATTGTACCAATGTTATACAACAATGAAAATATACCTCCTTTTGAAAAAGCAAAAAAATCAAAAGCGGCATGTAACGCGAATCTAACGGGGATTCAGAATAAAGTACCAAAAAGTAAATTGAAAGTTTTATTAGAAGAAGGTAAA